GTTCGTTTTCTATATCTGGATTAGCATAATAAATTGTGTAACTCATGCCAAGTGCCAAACTATCTTCACAAAAATCTCCTTGATGTAGCATTTCCCATGGCGTAGGCCATTGGCTAGAATTAACTGGATCGATTGCAATACTTACCAATGGAGCACTTTGCCACCATGCAATAACGGTATTGCATACATCGAATATATTATTTGTATCAAGGCTTTTACGAAAATCTCTCCACATACCTAAACGTTTGCTAGGAGGCTCAAACCAAGCCCTGTGATTTAATTGTTGTTCCAAAGCTGATATGTATACTTAAAGGTTGCTTGTAAATTGTCGTTGTCGGTGTATTGAAGTTTTAGTGTATTAGCAGTTGATCCGTCTACATTAAAAATGATATCCACAGCACCTGTTTGATCAAAATTGTCTGAGAAAACTGTAAGTCCTGTATCTGTGTCGACACTCATTCTTAACTCACCAATTCTTAACCCGTTTGCAGTTTTTAATGTATAATTTAAAAAAGCAGTATTAGTTAATGTCGTATCGAATATTACGCCAGTGTCTAATAAATTACCATTTGCTGGTAGTGTTTCTTCTACAGGATCATTTGATATATCACGAGCTACTTCAACTTCTGTATTATATTTTACTGTAATAACTTCGCCTACTGCAGGAGGAGTAGCAAATGTTAAAGTTGTATACGACATCGAGTAATTTGCTGCATTAACTTGTACACCGTCAATGAATGCCGCTTTAATGTTGTTAGGAGAACTTAGATACATTGGTATAGAAAATGTATCCGAAACGCCATCGCCTGTACCAACTTCTACTAAATTATTACCAATATATAAACGATGTCTGTCTGTTGCATATCCCAACTCGCCAACATCCAATAGTGGTAAGTCTGCAAAGTTACCTTGTCTGATTTGAATTTTACTAATACGTGTATCTGCCATTTGTATTTTCCTCTATAACATATTTATGTTAGATTATAGAACTCTTCTACTCTTTTGGCCCATTTTGTTTCCCATTCTTTAAACTCTTCTGGACCTACTTCGAACAACTGCCAATTGCAATCACGACTGCACATAAAGATAGCAATGTTTTCAATTTTAGTTCCGTATAGTTCGTTGTGTGCTAATCCATATGCAGCACCTTGCATAAAGTAATCGTCAATCCATTCACGTTTTTTAGGTTTGTTAGTTTGTTTAAAGTCCATAATTGTAGGCTTTCCTTTGTACACACCAACTAAGTCAGTTGTACCTGCATACAATCCTGGATAACATAAGTTAACTTCGCTACCCCAAACTTCTTGCAAATGTGGCTCGACATTTTTCTTTACTGTTTCTGCCATCATTTCTGCTTGTAGAATTCTTTCTCCGGTGTATTCTTCGTTTTTAACCCAGTACTCAAGTATGTTATGCATAATTGTACCAACGTTTGCGGCTTCAGTTACAATTTCTTGTGCTTTCTTTTCGCCAACACGTTTTTTCCAATTAGCAAGTGCTTCACGTTTTTCACGTGGTTTAGTTTTATCTAAAATAGTAGTAACACTTGGCACTGGATCGCCAAATGGATTTTCATATAAACGTTTTCCGTTTACACTTTTACGTTTGAATTCTTTATATGGGTAGGGGGAATTTAATGTTAACATTTAATAAATGTAACAGAAAACATATCAAATGTCAATAACTAATAACCCAACGGAATGTTTTATTTGTTGTAGTGTTAATTTGTTGATCTACACTATAACCTAAGTTTTCAAAGTATTTTACTACTTGCTGCATTTGATCTGTTTTTGCACGGTCAGATGATGATCCTTCCCATACAGTATAATACGAAACACTGTCTGGGTTTGTTGCTGTTACAGTAGAATTATCTGTTAAACCTAAGTCTGTATTAGCAGTACCTGCTCCTATTGCTAGTTGCCAAGTTGTAGACTGCAATGTAGTATATGTAATAACTAAATGATCTGTCGCAGACTTACTTGCAACAATACCAGTTAATCCTGCGTCATTAATATCTGCAATAATGCTGTTTAAGTTTGTGCCGCTAGTACCGAGTGTAACACTAGTGCCGTTTAGTTCTATTGTAGGTGTTCCAGTAATAGTAGGATTTGCAACAGTGCCTGTTGCTGTCACAGTAGGAGTACTTTCTGTCATTACAGTACCGTCATCAACTACAGTTTGATACAGTCCGTTGCCTGCATCTGTTAAGATTTGTTCCATGATATAATTTATTTCACGGAATATAGTTAAATCTTGTCTCGCTTTAGCACGAGCTTCTGCTCTGTTGATATAGTATGTCATTTCATACCCTTTTTAATTTGTTTTGCAGCCATTTTAGATACAGTTGCATCATCTTTTTGTTTAGGGGAATTAGGAATTGCTGTATCTAAAGTAACTTCTTCTCGGTTTGCTGCTCCTACTGCGTCAACTTTTTTTAATAAATCTAATAGTGTTTCCATTTCAATGAAGTAACCTGCTGCTTTCAACTTAGTTAAAAGTGCTTCAGTACTAATTTTAGTCAAGCCACGTGCTTTGGCACGAACGATAAGTTCTTCTATACCGTTTAGTACGTAACCCTGACCTTCATTAGTTATTACTTCATTAATTAACATTATTTTTTACGCATTCTGTTGAACCAGTTAGTTAATGCAGAATGTCCTGCATCACCTGGTTGAATATCAGCTGTACGAAGACCAGTCATTGCTCTAGGTGCTCGTGTTACTCCTGATTTTGGTACTGGATTAGCCTGACGAGATTGTCCAGAATTATATGGCATAGTTCTATAATCAGTGCCTTTATTTCCATATTGGCTAGGCTTTTGATCTGTACGAACACGTGGAGTTCCGGAATCTAATTCACTTAAAAGAGCTAAAACTTGTTCTTTAGTAATTTTTCCAGATTCGAGCATGTCAAATACACGACTCTTAGCCTCTAAGAACTTTTTTTCTTTTAATGCTTGTGCCTCCATCACGTCGACACCTTCTTTCATTTCACGTCCTGTTGCATTATCTTCGCCTGCGGCTGCTGGATCTGCTTCAAAGTCATCACCCATGTCTGCAATTGGCTCGTCACTCATATCCATTTCTGGTTCCATGCCCATGTCTGTTGGCATAGGTGTTGCAGGTGCTTGTCCACTTGCTGCTAGTGTAGCATTTTCCATTGCTTCTTTTGCTGCTTTTGCTTGATCTAAGAACGCACCAAGTGCTGCTTCTGCTGCAGTATTAAATGCTTCTGCAGTTTCAAAGCCAATTTGCTCTTTCATTGCATCAACAATTGGCATAAGTTCTTGTACTTGCATTTCTGCTAAGTCTTCTACCATCTTTTGTACTTTGTCAACCATTTCTCTGGCTGCTAGCAATACTTCTGCTTGTTCTAAGTCTGCTGCTTCTTTAACTTTTGTTTTCACTGTGCCCGCTGATCTAACAGGTGCTACTTCATTAATATATGTTCTCAATGAATGTGAAATTAAATGTAATTTATTATACTGTGGATTTTCCCAATATGTTAAATCACTTTCTTTAATTTGTGTAATCTTTGCATCAGTAACGTTTAGCATACGCTCTAATGAATTTGTGCTCATTTCGCTGATATCAACTGAGTGACCAAATGTGTTAGCCAACACTTTATTGATTTTATCAACATTATGAGATGCTGAGTTTAAATCATTTAAATACATTTTCCTAATTCCCTAGTTATATAGTATATTTATAGTCTTTGCAAGATTTTACGCTTCGCTTCTGCTACTTTGCGTTTTGCACCACTTGCTTTTGCTAGTGCAATATCTTCATTAATTCCACGTTTGGCTCTGTTGTTTTGTGTCCAAACTTCTTCGAGTGCTGTAGCATACTGCATATCGAAATGCTGTAATTCACTTACACCACTTTTTCCTGTCATATATTTTTTAACAATAGCCATTGCTGTTTCAAACAATGCTAGTTCTTGATGTATTATACGGTTTGTGTTTGATTCGACTATATTATAAAAACGTTTTTCACGTCCGGCAAACTCGTTCAATACAACATCAATTCTATAATTTTGTACTGTAACACTAGACTCTTCAATTTTACTGTTCATTGCAACTTTTAAATCTACGTCAGCGTCTGCTGCTTCAGTTAATTGATGATAAACTGTTTCAACTTTTTCATTCATAAGTTTAGGATTTGCAGACTGCAACTTAGACAAGATGTCGTGCATCGCTTTTGTTTGAGGATCCATGATTAGCTCTTTCCGTAATTATTAATATTAAGTTTATAACTGGCAGCACCACATTCAACAACTTTGTCTAGTACGCCACGATGTACAAGGTTTTGTGCAATATATGCTTCACGCTCGCTTAAACCTTTTTGCTCTAATAATTTATCTTCAGTGAAATGTGTTTCTAAAAACTTACTTTCTCTGGAATTAATAAATGTCGGAAATCCACCTTTGGTGATTATTGCTTTCATTGTTGTTGCTCCTCCGGACTACCTGGAGTTTGTGGCTGCATTGCTCTGACAGGAATACCTGTTGCAACTCTTTTAGCAACTCTTTTATCTTTGTGATATTGTTGTTGTGCTTTAACATTCATTTCGTCATTTGCATTACGTGCTTGATTGTTAGCACGACGGTTTGCATTTGAAGCATCTGTGCCTTGTTTTCTAACTGCAGCACGACTAGTGCCATAACTTGGCTCATCTTGCATACTATATTCTACTATATCACGTACTTTCATAATAGTCACCTATTTAAACGCTTTAATGCTTTACTTGCCGGATTAAACTTTTTAGTTTTTTGTGCTTTACGAGCCATTCGTGCACCCATTTTTGCTTTAGTCTTTTTAAGATTCATGCGCTTTTTAATATCAATTGGAGCACTACACTGACTAGGATCGGCAACTACTCTACCTGCTCGTTGTCCAACTGCACAACGAAACTTACGAGTAAGTTTATTGCCTTTTCTAGCCCAAACTAGTTGTGCTTCCATTACAGGCTCTTCGGATGTAAATTCATTAAAGTTCATATAGCTATTTATACGGAAAGGGTTAGGTCATTAACAGTGTAACTATTACTGTTAATACGCCTGCTACGATGGTGCCACCCGTGCCCATCATAATTTTATTTGTTGTGTTTTGTGCTTTGGCCATATCTTCACGTAAACGGCCAAACTCTCTTATACTGTCTTCTCTCATTTGAACGACAGATTTTTCAATGCTCGTAAGTCTTGTGTCTATGTTGTTTACCTTTTCTTCCAATACACGATACCTTTCGGCACACAGGTCAACGTGTGCTTCCAAATTTTCACGCTCAAGTTGAGTCGTTGCGATTGTTGCTGACATAGATTTGCTTTCTACGGCTTAAATGCTTCATAGCATCGTGTTGGTAGGAGCCTTGGTATGTTTTGCCTAAATTGTGTGCCTAAATGTAGAGTTCGCTTATTGCTTTCTACACTATTATTTATATATCATACGATTTTTATAAAGTATATATTTAAATATTCCGATGTGTTTGTGTCAAAAACATTATTTAAAAAATTAACAGTTTCGTCTAGGTATGGAGTAAATGCTATTCTATCACAGTCACTTTTAAGGAAATGTATATCATCGTCATCTTTTGTAAAAACATTGTTATGCTCTACTACAAAATCAAATTTCCATACTGTATGTAGTCCTGAATACACAGATCCGAAGCTGTATTTTGCTATATCTTGTGTCTCTAATACCTCAACAGTAATATCCAATGGCTGACTACGCATACCGATTGACTGTATAAGTGTATTTAAATTTTGCTGCTGATTGTATCCGTGAGTGTTTTTACTTCTATAATTTGTAATATCACTTTTTGTAATGTCCACTAACGTATACGCTGTGTATTTTTCTGACAAGTGTCACCTTATTAAACAAGACTTTTGCCAAACGCTCTTCCGGCAGCAAATCCTCCTGCAAATGCAGTTGCGCCAGCTACTGTTCTAAATGCTGCTCTTTTTAATCTGTTAGGACCACGTTCAGCATTTCTGACATTTTTAATTTCAAGACCATTATTTCGAGTCATTTTTTGGAAAGTTGGATATAGTTCGCTTTTAATTGCATTAGTTCTGTAGTATTGCAATAAACGAGTACTTGCTAATCCACGCTGTGCAGTGTCTGAACCTTTCCAATTACTAACAATACGTCTAACACTTCTGTAGTTGCTGTTTTGTATATCCATTCCACGCTCTAATTGCATGAAAAAGTTTTGCGGCCCAATAATTTCTCTACCTTGTGCCATTTGTGTTAAGTATTGCTTGATTTTCATTTCTGGCAGTTTAACTTTATTAGCTTGAATACCTGCTTTATCACTAGACATATATTTTCCAGTAGAAATACTGTGCAATGCTTGATAGAGATCAGTGCCATTTGTTTTATAGTTTTTAAATTGACCTCCACCGGCTAGTAGTGTACGTTTAGCATATGCCTGGGCTTGTGGAGCAGTTGAATAATCTTGATACATTGTATGCAATGTCAGTAAATTTAAAAAAGCAAAGTCTAAATTACTACGTAAGTCGCTAGACTCTAGTTGATTTTTAGTTCTAAACATTTTACTTTCATTTAATTCACCAATAAATCCAAATGTTGGAGAAGTTTTTTCTTCTTCAACTGGATGTCCTCCTGACATTTGTGCATACTGTAGTGCTGTGTATTTCTGTTCCATAATAATATTTATCTTACAAATTTGGTTGCCATCTGTCACGTGGCACTAGTTTAATTTTATCTCTACCAGCAACGTAACCTTCACCACCACGTTCGCCTTTTGTAGTTGCTACTATGTCTGCCGGTGCTGTATCTAATTGTGCAATGATATTATTCTTAACTGTCATAATTTTTACAACTAGTTCTAGCATTGCATCTAATCCTTTGTTGTCCGTTGCCATTAGTTTTGCTTGTTGACCTGAACTAACTTTACTTGTTTTAAGCCAATCAAAAAATCCTGTGCGTAATTTATCTAGTTTACGCTGCTTGGTCATTTGATTAACATAATTGTAAATGATTGCACCTTTGTTGCTTAATCCTTTTTCAGGAGTTAGCCATGCATCAATTGCTGCTCCGTTTGTGTTGGCTAGTTTTATAATTTCTTCAACTGAACTAGTATCTACTTTAGGTGTATGAGTAACATATGTTTGTCCAAACACTACTACTTCGTTTGTGTTTAGTCTACGAGTATCTTTAATCGGTGTGCCTGATTTATCGCCAAACGCTCCATATATACTATGTGCAGCAATACCAATTTGACTGTTACCGATACGTTTACCGATGTCGCTATTTGCATCTACTGTGTATGCAACATTGTTAGGTTCGAACACATACGTGCCTTTATTACTTACAAAGGGCTTACTAGGGCTGTACAGCAAGTCTCCGTATACAAATCCACGCATATCAGTCGGAGTATTACGTTCCATTAAATCAAACACTGCACCCATGTTGTTAGCAAAGTCTTGTCTCCAGTCCTCGCCCTTACCTGTGCTCATAATAAATTGTTTGAGTTCATCGCTACTAGTGCTTTTACTTTTGCCCCAGCCGTTTTTACCAGTTAGTACAAATTTACCATCTGGATCTCTACCCCAATAAATTGTTGGATTACCGTCCCATTTAATAGCAACATCACTTGAATCTTGACCTAACCGTTGTAGTACACTAGCCGCTCGTAATGCACCTTTGCTGCCTTCAGCAAATACTAAATCTTCTAAATGCTGATATTCACGTCCGACCTTTGCAGCCTCTGTGAGTATTTCTATTGCTCGCATTAGTCAAGTTCTTTCCAATTTGGATCACTTCTTAAGTCAGCTAGCATCGCTTCACCTGCTTCTTTGCCCAACGCTGTCATTATTTGTTCAACGCTGCCAATATCTTTTCCGGAGGCATTCGGGCCGAGTAATGCTTTTGCTACTTGATCGATGTTGTCTGTTACTAGATCTGCTTTCTTACCGTTAGCATCTCTGTTAAACAAACCTTGGTATGGTGACCATAGCATGTTTTGTTTTTTAGCAAGATATGCTAGTGCAATCTGCTTGTTTACACCTTTCCATTTACTACCAGCCGGGATGCTGTGCGTATGGAACTTTGCTGCATTTGCTGCATTAGGAACAACCATAATATCTACTTGGTGTGCATGGTCACCCATTGGCACTTTAACGTGTACACTTGTACCGCTTTGTGCTGTTTCAAATCCTGCTAAGTCAAACAGTTGACGCAGTTTTTGTCTAATAACTTTATCTGGTTCATCTGGCATATTAAAGTGATCTTTAAGTGCTGCAACATCAACAATCATATCTAAGTCGCCGCTAACTTTACCTTTAGTAGGAGTTGCGCCGCTACCAATTGGAATTGCAGGTGCACCAGTTTTAGATAGTACACTGTTTACAGTTTTCATAATGCCAGGAATCATACTATGATCAAAAGGTGTTACACCGTCACCAAAGATTTTTCCACCTTCAGTAACATGAAGATCTTCTTGTCTCATTCTTTTAATACGACTACCACGTCTGATTTTACGTTTAAATTTGCCGCCTAATATATCTTTAATCTTCAACTCTTTTGATCCCTCTTTGAAACTTTTTAGGATCTTTAGTTCGGATAGAATTAATTAATCTTTTATTCAAGTCTGCTGCAGTTTCTACATCAAAACTTTCGTTAATTAAATTAATTAAATTAATAGCAGTGACAATAACTTGCTCGGCATTAGACTCTACAATTTGCTTCTTGTCTCGACGAGGAGCCATTGCATTAATTTCTTCCAAAATAGATCTTGTTTTTCTTTTCATAACACTACTATTTATAAATATTGTTGCTGAAACATTGATGGAAAGCACTTATGGCACTTTTGCATTTTCTGATTAAGAACTTAGGATCCATTGGAAAAATAAGAACTATAACATCAGTGGTAGCGGGCAACACACAGGCTTACTTTTTGGCGAATACAGGCTCAAACTTATTGACTCCTAAAGGCTAGCCCGTTGTTCAACATCATACATAGACTAGATAAGGTCAACGGCATTGATGTTTCAGCAACTCCTCTATTAGATTGTAAATTTCTGGGTTAACGTTTTTAAAACTATTTCCTTGATAATTATCTAGTAATCTTGTTGCTTCTAGAAAAAAATCGTATTCTGTTTTTTTAGTATACGGAGTATTAATTAAAATATCATTTATTTCTATTTCTTGTGTCAAACCTTTGTCATCGAATTTTACTAAGTATGCTTTTCTCGATTCAACAGGAAGCTGATCTATAGACAAATGCTCAGGACTCGATAAAGCATAATATGACCATTGTAAATTTTTAGATTCGGAAAAGTCGTATAAATCTTTTATTCTGTTTATGTTTAACAAACTTATCACTGAATGCATTCCAAATGTTGCATTTTTATAATTTGATTTCCATTTATCTATCGTTTCTTCGATAATACCCCATTCGACACCCCATCTAGTAACAGTAGCTAAATCTCCTACTGCATCTATACTAAAGTCAATTCGAAGTTTTTTAGCTCTGTGTAATAAATCAGCAATTTTTCCTGTTGGAAATATACTACCGTTTGTATTAAAAGACAATTCTACATTTTCTATTTTAGCATCTTCGTCTATCTTTTGTAACAATGTTAACAATTTTTTACTATAAAAAGGTTCACCGCCATTGATACGTACAGTTTTTAATTTTGTTAAGTTGGTATTATTAAGTGCATTTATTAATTTAGTGCTGTTACTAGTATCTACTAAACTTTTGTCATATTGAAATCCATTTTTATTCTGATATTCGTGCAATTTTGTTAACACACTATCTGCAGAATACCATTTCGAACTTTGACCAGGTCTACAAATACGACACATCATATTGCATGTTGTATCAATTCCAATTTCCAATGATTCTAATTTTCCCGGGTTTTCAACTTCAGTTTGGTTGGCCCATTGTCTCATGCTGTGTGCACCTGTTTTTTCTTGTCGCCAACAATTTCTACATTCAGGAATATCTTCTTTAAGCATTTCTTCTTGTAATGTATTCCATCTATCGGAAGTTAAAATATTGTCAAATGTATCTAAGTTTCTCAGATTAAAAGGCTCCCACTTTTCTAGCCATTCTCTAGTAAACTGACAACAAGGTATAACATACCCAGCAGAATCGACTTGGGCTAGATGATTAAGTAATCTATTGCATGTCTTGCCCATTATTATTCTCTTCTTTTTAATAAATTTTTCAATCTATCAGCATTGTCTACAGCAACCGCAGCAGGTTGTGCAACTTGCTGACCCGGAGGACTAACACTAGCTGTTGCATTTGCTTTTAGGCTTTGATAAATGCTTGCAACTTGTCCATCTTCGCCTTGTTCATCTTCATCTAAATCAGTAATACGCAGTGTATTCATATCATAACCTAAATCTAGTTTAGTACCAACACCACTACTACTACGTGTTTTCATAAACTGTATCTGTACACGCCCACGCTCACGCATTGCACGACTACTAAAAATACCAATTAAGTTATCTGCTGTATTAATTTTACTAATGCCACCTGCAATGTGTGAATGGTCAAACTCAACTTCATCAACTGCACCACGATTTAACTGCGATGCTGTAACAAATAGTGTACCAAGTTCAATTGCTAAGTTACGCAACTCTTCTGATACAAACTTGTCTTTAATAAATTGATCACTTGGATTAACTTTAACACTAACAGGCATCATCAAATCCAAGTAGTCAACAAATAGTCCATCTACTTTAATATTCTTTTGTATTTGGAATTCTTTGATATATGCTTTAATATCGTTTACAGTACATCCATTTTTCATTTGGATAACCTGTAGTACACCTGCTTTTTTACTTGCCATTTTAACTTTAAGTTCAACGTCATCTGGATTCTTCATAACATCACGTGTACTCA